GTTAGCATCTAATTGAATCGAGTATATGGATGACCCGTCTGTTTCTGCCTCAGACGTCAGCAAACTACTGCCTGCCGCAACCCATCCAGTTGTGGCATCTGCTTCGTTCGTGATGCTTGCGGCGTTTGCATCTGTAAACAACTCTGGCCCAGTCCCTACACCTGTAGACACATACTCGCTTGGCGCATGGGTGATGTTGCCTGTGACTTCTTCGAGTTGAGCGCGTGAAATCGTGAAAGTTGCAGCTACATCGCAGACTATAGCTACCTGTACGGTCGTGCCAGCAGCATCAGTTGAGGCCGTGACAGAGAATCTCTTGGTGTTGCTACCAACAGAATCTCCTATGGTTTTCGTTGTGGAAGTAATTGCATTGCCTTGAATTCGTACATCAAGGTCGCCGTCTGTAGACATAGTGCCGCTGGTGAGCGTTATATCTACAGCGAAGGTAAATGTCCTTCCACCGGCCCCAGAACCATCGTCAGTAATTGTGACGTTCTGATAGAAGGTCTCGCCGCCCCCAGCGGCGAATGAAACGCTAGTAGCGGAGTTGACTGTCACCCCGCCAGAGCCAACCCACGCCCCATTCGTCATATCCTCAGACGCAGTGATCAGATTCCTCACCCGCCTGCTGCCAATCATTCTAGGCTCGTTGGACAGCACAGAGACTTGCTTGCCCTGTGAATCTTCAGAGGTGGCTGTGGTGGCGCGGGTGTAGGACGCCGTTGCGCGAGTGCTCGCGATATTGGTGTCCAGGGAGTTCTGAAGCGGCAAGCCAAAGGTTGGGACAGGGTTGCCAGATCCACGGATGGATTGACGAATACCCTGGCGAATAGAGTTGACGATTGCTTGTCTCAAGATAACTCCCCGAAAGAATTAGAAGGGTTCAGAGGGGCCGAAGCCCCTCATTCCCGTATTGCTTACTCAGGTACAGCCAGTACGAAACCAGCTTCGGGGCGGTATACCTCAACACCGTACAGGCAGTCAGCCGTGTACAGGTTAGACAGGTATTCCTGCTTGTACTGAGTTTGTGAGCGTACAGCCATCTGCTCAGCCAGGACGATAGCGTCTCGGTGGAACAGGAGTGCAGCTCGGGTTGCGATAGAAGTATCGGCGGTGTTGGCACCAACGGCTTCGATCGTTGCACAGTTAGACGATACATAAACGTCCACGCCGTACAGGTTACCGATCAGACCGGAGTTTACACCACGGCCAGCTACGAAATCAGAAGACACGTAGCGGTCGATACCCATAACAGCGTTACGAACTGACGGAGGGATGATCATGTGGCGATCTTCCATCGGTACGTCGTTGTCATCCAGCTTCTGGATCATGTCGCGGAAGAAAGCATCCGTGAACACGTCAGCAGCAACCTGGGTGTCGTCCGTGTACTGAGTCGTTGTGCCGTTGTCGTTGAAGAAACAGCCTGTGTGCTGGTAGTCGGTTTCAGCTACGGTGTCAGAGAACACAATAGCGCCGCCGTTACCAAAACCCGTGCCGCAAGAGTGCAGGTCAGTGTCAACACGCTTAGCCAGCGCATAACCGGCGTCTGACGTGTAGAACTGGCGCAGACTTGAGAGGGCCTGTACGTCAACGATATCCTCGATCAACCGTGAGTATTCGAAGTGACGATCGATTGAGATAGTCAGCTCGCTCTCAGTGTTGGCGATGATAGTTACTGCTGTATCAGCAGCCTTGGCGTTGGCGTCACCACGGGTCGGCTTAGGAACGTGAATGGTATCACCCTTCTTGCCGTTCATGGGGATCTTTTTAACGAGGGGCGCTACTTTGAGCGACTTCTCGTAGGCAGCGATAATTTCGTCACTCCAGATTTCTGGAACGAAAGTTGCTGCCTCTGTCAGTGCGGTATTACCCGCCGCACCGGGATAAGTGGCTGTTGCCATGGGTTAGTCTCCTACTTGACTCGACCCTCTGCATAGGCCCGCATGATCTCATCAGACAATGCGGTGTATCTTGCTGGGTCGTCTTTCATTAGCTTAATAATGTCGGCCCTGCGATAGACTTTCTTCCTTGACCCATCCTGAACACCCTGTCCACCACCAGTGCTGGCGGCTTTCAGTTGATTCTTCCTGGCTTGCTTTTCAACATTGGCTGTCTGCTCCGCTACAGTCTTACGCTCTTTCCAGAGACTAAAGAGTTCGTCGGCAGCTTCAGCGTCATATTGCTGATCGGCTCGCACAAAAAGCTGTGTTCGGATATTCGATCCACGAATCCACTCGGCAAAAGCATTGTCTTGCAGGATCTTCTGCATGTCAGGGTGCTTTTCCTGTAGCCGGGAGAGGGCTGCCTGCTTGCGGTATTCCGCCGCGCTTAGCTCTGCGTCCCGAACCTTCGGGTGGTTCTCAATGGCCTTGTTTACCGCGGCCTGTGGATCAGTAAAGTAGTCCAGCTCATCTTCGGGCTCAACGCTTGGTTGAGGTGCCGGTTGTTGCGATGCAATATACTCGTCAACAACTTTTCGAAGTTCGCCAACCTCGTTTCCCTGTTGCCCGAGAGCCTTTTCAGCCTCCTGGTGCATCTGGACGACCTCTTCCAAGGTCTTTCCCCTGTACTTCTCGGGGACTTGAGGTTCTTCTTGAGGTTGCTCTTCCGCTACCGTGGGTAAGGGTTGAGTCTCATCGACTTCGTTTTCAATGGTGTCTGCTTGTTCCTCTTCGGGAGGCAGGTCCAGCATTGTAGCTCTTGCCATAATTAAGCTCCGTGACTAACGTCATTGTGGAGTTGATCGATTGCCAGCCTTTTCGTGCTCTCTCACCCATCTCATGTGCCTTCCGGGGAAGTCCCCGGAGTGGCCCTCAAGGATGAATGCCGGGGCTGACAGTTGCCTGGTAGCTTCTTCACCGCAGTCGCACCTACAGACATTGGTGTTTCCGTCTACCATCTTCTCAAACAAGTGCCCATTAGGGCACCTGAAATCAAATATCTTGTACATCTTCTTCTTCCGCTTGCTCTCTAGCGAGGGTTACAATGTCCTGCATCGACAGGATTGTCTTGTAAGCATCGATCTGGCCTTTAGCGTAGAACAAGTCCTTTTCGCCACCCAGCCGAGAAATATCGTTCAGGTTGTTGATTTTATTGGTGATTTCTTCCAGGAGCCGGGCGTATCCGTGATGGTGGAACAGCTCATTGAAGTCATCAAAGTATTTCTCAAGCTCTGGTGTCATTGGCGAATTTGACTAAAAAGTGGTCAATTTGACTAATGGACAGCCATAATACTACATAAGTTCAACGGAGTCAAGAAGTTTTTTCTCTCTTGGTTGTTTTGGGCGCAGGAGCCTGCTTTTGGGCCTCTTCGAGTGTCTTGAGAGCTTCTTCGACCAGCGATAGTCTGCCCCTCACCTCGGAGAAGGCCTTGTTGACTTCCTCGATGGCCTTATTAAACTGAATTTGCGTGATCATCATATTGTTATTCCTTATTCGTCGTCATATAAGTTTAGGCTGAATCTAAACGAGCTTACGGTCGAGTTATTGGTGTCTGTATCTGCCGTGAAGTACAGAATGTCTCCAGCAGATAGATTGAAGCCAACCGGCTCGTTGATGCTAAAGCTGTTCTGTGTCGCGGTCTCAATGGTGTATCTGAATACCTCAAACTTGGTGTCAACTGTTCTGTTGTGCACCCAGCCCTTGAGCGTGACCCGAGGGGATGATCCGCCTGATATCTTGTTGACGTTGCCAAACAGGAACTTCGCCACACCGATGGCGTTGCTCGGAGTATGGAACAAAGCCTGTTGTGTCACACCCTGACCTGCCGGGATATACGCATGTACCCCGCCAGATGAGCTTGATGTGACCGTAATTGCTGCTACGTTCGTATCTGCTGACCCGGATGCAGCTACCGCAACCCGGTTAATGCCCAGGCCCGAAAACGAAGTTGTGTCCGGGCTGGACGAACCAAGAACATGCGTTCCTGTGGCAAACTCTCCGTTATCATCAAGGTAATCAAGGATTGCTAGGAGCTTAGCCTCCACCCAGGCGCTCCATCAGTTGGCCTTCCGCTTTCGAACTCTTCTCTTTGAGGTCGATATCTCTTTCCTTGAGAGTGAGTTCCGCTACCCGCATTCTGCGCTCGAATTCCTTGTCGTCCTGAGATCCCTCATCCAGGTTCCTGGTGATGGCCTCGATCTTCTCGATCTCTTTCTCCATCGGGATATACTGGGCTTCTACGGCGTACTTGTTAGCCCTTGCCTGTGATTCTGCGGCCTGTGCGCCGAGAGCGGCCGTCTGGGCGTTCTGGAAGTCCAACTGGGCCTGCTGCATGGCTTGTGCTGCCTGCTGCTCCTCTGGGGAGGGCTGCATGGCCTGCTGCAGTGAAGCAATCAACTCTTCTCGGTTCGACAGGTTCATGTTATCGATAATAGATTGTACCAGCGTTCCGTAGAGAGGAGAATCCTGTTTCATGGTCTGCAGCAGTTGCACTAATTGAGATACCTCGTACTCTCGGGCGATAATACCAAGGGATGAGGTGGCGTTGAACTTGTAATCAGCGACCGGATAGGATTCCGGATCGAACTGCATGTACCGATAAGCGGCCTTCTTGACAAAAGGAATTAAGAACGACTCCTGGAAGTTAATCAGGGTTCGTTTGTGCCTCTTGATAATTGCCCCGAGGGACATTGAGATCCCTGCGGCGGTGGCTTCGCCATTCACCTGACCCGCAATGCCAGCAGAGTCTACCGCTCCAGTAGCCTGCTGGACCATCTGCTGAAGGGCTGATGCCTGAGCGAAAGTGATTTGACTCACTTCTCCAAAGTTGAATGGTTGCAAGATCTCTCTGGGGTCTCCGTTGGTCAGGAGCATCTTACCAGGGCGCACCTCCGGCTTAGCACCTCTCGGCATTCTTATAGCATCGATCGCCAGCATAGGGTGGACAGTGAGCGCAAGCGCATCTATACGAGCCCGCAGCTCTGTATCAAGAGCTTTTTGCGAGTTATAGCCTTTTTCGCATACGCCCCTGCCCCAAAATCTTGAGGGCACGACATCCCACGGGAACGCAACCACAGGGCGATCCTGCATCATGTAGGGGTTTTCTTCCGCCTTGAGGAGGACTCCACCGTTAGCGATCACGACAACCGCCTCGACGTACTCTCCCTCAGCCTCTACGTCAGTCTCTTTTTCTAGTATGTCTTTAGGAACGAGTCCGTAATACTTGGTGAGGCGAACCTTATCATCGTGGTAGATGGTCAGGTCTTGGTCTGGCTCCAAATCCGTGTCGGGAGATGCCTCACCGACGTAGACGTCCTTGTAAACTCCCTTCTCCTGGAGTTGGCGGATGTGGTGCATGGAGACAAACTCATCTACCGCAACGCCCATAGCGTCCTCAATACAAGTCGCTACAGGGTCAATTAGGAAGTTCTGTGGGACTACGGGTTTGAGCTTGACCTTTACCTTATCCTTAATGGTCACGCCTACGGCTTGAAGCTCGCCATCCATGACGGGTTGGGTTGCGGGAGCCATCTCCTTGACTTCCTCGATCGCAATCTCACCGACACCCGTCCCGAAGACCGCAGCGTTGATAAGGCACTCTGCGACTGCTTTACGAATGCCGGTTTGAGAGAAGTCCTCTGTGAGCTTGTTTCGGAGGAACATCACATCGTCCCTCTCCGAGTCGCCCATTTCGTCTGAGATGTCGAACCACTTACCCCTGCCGAAGGTTGCTTCCTCAAGCTCTGCGACGTTGGACTCTACCGCCTGCTGAAGTGCCGGGGAGATGATCTTGCTTCTCTCTGACGCCCTCGTCTTGTCCTCTTCTGCCCAGATACCTCTCCAAAGGCGGTAGTACTCCTGGTGCTTATCCTCGTAATTCCCTTCGTAGTGGTCACGCCAGTTGTTGCACTTGGCCATTACCCACTCTTCAATGCTTTGCTCAGCCATCAGTGGGTCGAGTTCAAAGATTTCGCTCATATCAATAGCCTGCAATTATGTATTCGTCCATGTTAAAATTACGCTTCTTGTGGTTCCACCACGCCGGAACGACTTGAAGATTTGCTGCAACATGAAGCCCGCATGCGTCCTTATGGAAAAGCGGTACAATGTGGTCTATGTGCCACTTCATGCCAGTGATCTCTTCTCTATCCTGCGCTAAAAGACTGCACTCCTCCATCACAAATTCCGTAAAGGGGTCGAGCGTGTCGACTCGCAGCCTGCGCTTTGATGCGTACTTTGTGCTGGAAGCCTTTCGACCAATAGCCTCTCTCTTGAGCTTAGCGAAATACTCCTGTCGAGTCATGCGCCCATTCCTCTCTCTGACCCTAGCGTGCTCTTCGGATCTGCACTCTGGGTTAAGCTTCCGCCACCTCGCAACATTCCTGACCACGCAGGAGGAACACTTGTTCAGCCTGCCATCCTTCATCCCCTTGTGCTTATGGAATGACGAGAGCGGCTTGGTCGCCCCACACTTAAAACAGTTCTTATACATCAATAGCCACTTATAATATCTAAGATTTCATGGTCATCGATTTCGAAGTTGTAGTCATAGACGACGTTGGCGAGTTGGTCAATGTAGGCCACAGCGTCAATCAGGTCGTCGTGTGTTAGCGGGTCAGGGAATTGGAATAGTTGATCAAGGAATCTCGCATTCCAGTCACCCTTCTTGAGTGAGATGTACCCGTTTTCGAATCTTCCCTGTAGTGCCCACATAATTCGATCGGTCTTCTTCTTGTTGCCGTGGGTCAATTCTTGTATTCGAAAGAACTGGCCGTATCTCTTCTGGAGGTCCGTCAGGGGTGACATCACGGCTTGTTTAGCAATACCTCTCTCAATCCCTACGGCGAGAGGCTGGTAATCGCGAACGGCTTGGAATATCTTTGCAGCAGTCTCATCAAGCGTCCATCGTCCGTGGATGATATTCTCAATGAGCCATCCTGACTCAGAGACAGTGACAATAGCAATCGCCGTTTCGTCGAGCCTGGAGTTCTTTGACCGCTTCTTTCCCGCCTCTTCGAATCCGGCAAGGTCGACTGCAATGTACTTGTCTCCTTCGATTTCAGATCCATACTTGATCCAATCCTCCTTGAACATCTCCGAGCCCCTAGCTTCGAAAGATGCCATGAACTCCTGCCTGAAGGCGTAAGACGACATTGATCTCTTGGCTATATCAATCTCATCCGGGTCCAACAGCGGGTTGTCGTATGAGGTGAAGTGCCAAGCCTTGTAAGTAGGATCGTCCTCTAGCTCAGCGTACTTGTACAGCTCGTAGAAGTGGTTTCTGCCCATCGGCGTACCAATGAACAGGGCCTTACCCTTCCTGTCTGCCAGAGCCGGTCTAAGGATCTCCTCAAAGACAGACGGCTTCATATCCGCGTATTCGTCCATGACCAGGTATTTCAATGAAACACCGCGCATGGTTTCTGGTCTATCAGCGCCCTTTAAGCTAATCACAGCCCCGTTAATCAGGGTTATCTGCAAGTTGTTGATGTGGGATGACTTAACAACTGGTGCTGCTAGGTCCAACAAGAGCCCCCACATGATATCTCTTGCCTGTCCTTGGGTGGGAGCGACGTAGAATACCTGACCGTCCCCCGGTTCAAGAGCGTTTACTATGATCTTCCACGCGGCGTATCTGGATTTACCAGACCGTCTTCCAGCCGCTATCACCTGAAATCTAGTTGAATCCACCCAAAGTTTCTGTTGCCAGGGCAGAAGCTGGATATCAAGATCCATAAATCCACATCATTGGGAATTGGCGGGTATCCAGGTGAATAAAGTCCTCCCCCACTCCGATTCCGGTGAACCCTGCCGCTAAGGCCTCATCTACCAGTTTAAATCTCTGCCAGCCGCCCCTAATGGCGATATCTGCGGCGATACCCATCGTATGAGTGCCCGGAGAGGATTTAGCTGCCTCGATCGGGTGTTTAGGAGAGCGGTAACCAGAGGTAATCACAAATGGGAATCCGCACACCTCTCTCAACCTGTCCAGCTTCATGATGAATCCGGGGGACATCATGTTATCACCCGTGTGCTGGCAGTCGAACTCGCTTACATTGAAGTATTTATACGTCTTCAAATTCCGCCTCTATGGGTTGATGCGGGCCTTGCCCGTGATCAGTGGATGACCCAACATCTACCTGTCCTACGCCAGTAATGTTGATCTGGATCTGAGACTTTCCAGCCCCTTTGGAGACTTCATTCTCAAATGCGGCCGTAGGGAGGACTCTATCCATGACTAGCTTCCATGCAGCCGCCTGATGTTTATGATCGTCGTCCAGCGCAGCCCTGAAGATCGCATCCAAGACCTTCCTGGACTTGGGAGAAGCGAGCATCCTCGCCTTGTACTCGTTGATAATGGAGGCATCGCCCTTGGGACGGCCTATCTTACCACGATTACCCTTCTTCTTAGCCTCAATTTCAGCCTTGGTCGGCTTACTCCGGCGCTTCAGGTTGATTTCCTTGCGCTCTGCTAACTTCTTCTGATCTGCTTCACTTAAGGCCATCTAACTGCCTCTTGCCGGCCTTTACTGAGTGCCATAGATTATCCTGGTGGAGCTGGGTGGAATCGAACCACCGTCCTTCAACTTCCCGTTGGGTCTTGCGCCATTTTCAGCCCCGAGACCGCATATTACTATAAGTCAACAGGGTCTGTCAACCACTTTTTTCTCTGAACCTAACGATAATTTCTCTCGATTTAGAATATCGTTGCAAATCAGTAAGTTAGCGGTTTGACTTTTGCTTCATTTTGTGTCTGGGGTGGTACAACACTAATTAACCGAGCCCATCCCCCCTCCCCGCCCCTGTATATTCATACAGTACTGTACATCCATCCAGTGGTGTTCAATAGCGGACACTAACCTGAAGTGTTCATTATCGGACACTTGCCGGAATGGCATGTATCGCGAGCACCTATGCCTAACTGGAAGTGGTGAGATTGTCCACAATGTAGTGGATTTGACCAGGTGGTGGATTTGGCTAACATGTGGTGAGGGTGGCTATGTGGGAGCCCTATAAGGTATCCGCCCATTTCAAACACCGCGCCAATATGATGGGTATCACTAACATTTATGTATCAGTATAAACAGTTATATATTGATTGACACGTATTGAATAATGGTTTATTAGACAACAAAAACCAACATTAGTTCACTGTGTCGGAGAAAATACTGTAAACTTATACAGTACTGGATATACATACAACTCTCGGCATTTAGGCGGTAGGTATATAAGCATCAGTACTTGTATTAGTTCATCTAATGCACCGATTAGAAAGTCTAATTGACATAGGGCGCAGCTGTGGCATTATAGCTACATCAACAACGTGCAGAGGAGCACAGAACAATGAGCAAAATGATTGCAGAGTTTTACAGGAATAACGTGCAGCTGCACAATGACGCGGTAGATGCGCTAGAGCAGATGGTGGACCATTCATCATTTGCACAGATTCTGGAAATGCTGGCAGAAATCGCGTCAATGAAGGCAGACCATATCGAGGCAAACTGGCAGGATGAGGCGCTTGCAGATGAATTCAACTACAAGGCGGCCTACTTGCTGCAGGCAGCGCATAAGATGCCATAAGCAATCACAACAAACCCCTTTACAAGCCCCTTGATTGGGGCTAAGGTGGTAAGAACACCCAATAAACCAAGAGGCAATCACAATGCAGCCAATAGTAGACACCAGGAGAATAGACAATGGAATACAATGCTTACGCCTTCATTTTAGAATACCACAACGCAATCGAAGAACGCGCAATTGCGGTAGCACGCGGCATGGTATGGAGTGAGATAGAAACCACGCCATCAACCATTGTGCACGCCAGATACGTTGACACGGTGAACGGCATTGACATATATTACGATTGCGGGGCGGATTACTACTTTTTCTGCCCTGCAGATGAACAGGAAGGAGAATAGAACAATGAAGCTACTCAATATTGACGCTAACGCAAAAACCGTCAAGGGTCAAAAGCAAGGGTACATGACCGCTGTTTTATACCTTGCACCATACTCCACATCGGGCGTTAACCTATGTCCTATGGCGGATCAAGCCGGATGCGCGGCGGGATGCCTTAATACAGCAGGGCGTGGCGGTATCGCTAAGGATAAAGCGGTATTTGCGACAGACGGCGGTGATCTGCCCGACAATGCTATTCAACGTGCACGTATTGCGCGTAGTGATCTGTTTAACAAGGATCGTGACGCATTCATGCGACAGCTGATAGCCGAAATTCAGGCATTCATCCGCAAAGCGGAAAGGAAAGGTTTAGTGCCTGTTGTTCGCTTGAATGGTACTTCGGACATTCTCTGGGAGACTATCGCCATTGATGGCAAAACCATTTTTGACGTATTCCCTGCAGTGCAGTTTTATGACTACACTAAGGTGTTCAAACGGGTTATGCGCCCCTTGCCTGAAAACTATCATCTGTCGGTAAGTTATAGCGAAGCGTCCCAAAAATACGCGCTATCAGCCGCGACTGTCACGCAACGGTCTGATATTAACCTTGTAGTGGTATTCAGGGATAAATTGCCGGAAACATATTTAGGGCGTCCGGTGAGAAATGGTGACGAATCCGATTTACGATTCCTGGATGATACGGGCGTTATTGTAGGCTTGAAAGCAAAGGGACGCGCAAAGCACGATACTAGCGGCTTTGTCATTGATCCGCATCATTTCACCATCGCAGCATAGGAGATAACCATGCATCAATCTACTATCGATCAAATTCAGCGCAAGCTTAAGCAATTGAATGCCGAGCGAGAAAAGCACATTCAGCGTGGCAATCACTGGGAAGCTAACAAGCTTGGCGAGAAAATGCGCGTATTGAATAACACACTCGACAGATATGGGGCGCGAAAATGAGAACAATCTATAAATTATCTGGCGGATTGTCCGGCACTGGTATTGGCTTATGGCTATATCGTGGTTTACCTGGAAGCGGTAAATCAACACAGGCAAAGCGAACTGCTGATATGTATGGTGGCTTTGATATCGCTGCAGATGATTACTTTGCCGGTGACGATGGACAATATAACTTTGATCCATCCAGGTTAAAGGATTCGCACCAATGGTGCCGGGATTACGCTCGATCACTGCTAGCAGCTGGAAAGCTTGTTTGCGTCGCTAATACCTTTTCCCAGCAATGGGAAATTCAACCGTATCTGGACATGGCAAAAGAGCTAAATATTCCCGTTATTGTGACGCACTGTTGCGGTGATTATGGCAACGTCCACAATGTGCCGGACCATGCCATCATTAGGATGCGTGAACGATGGGAGCCCGTCCAGGGAGAGCATCACATTTATCCCGATGAGATATCGGATGCATTGCGATACGAGATAGCCAGGAACGAGTTAGATTGCGCTGATAACCATCGGGCGTATAGATTAGATGACGACTGGCTTAAGGCATCATACAAGGGAATCGAGCGGCGCGGGTGCTGTGGGTCATTTGAGACAAAAGTGAAGCTTACCAATGGCGAGGAATGGATGATAGGTTGTAATTATGGGCACTAAACTCGCGCTAAGAATTTTCCTAGCACTGCTATTTCCGGCCTGCTGTTATGGTCTGGTACTGACAGGCACACCACCGGAGCTAGTTTTATTCCATTGTTTGACCGGGGCGGTATTTGCGCCTATAATCATTCTTTCCAGAGATATTGTATAAGGGACACAATATGGCAACACTATCAAGCATCAAGCGGCTACATCGACTAGTGGAACACAATCTATTCATGATCACTGGCAATCTTGACTACATTCGCACCATCAACGCCATAGCAGCGTTATGGGAGGCGATTGGGGCATATCAGGGGGAAGGTGAGGATATCTGGTACTTAGAGGGTATCGGATGCGCTGGCGTGGATGATATTCTTATTGGCGCATACTGGCATGTAACAGAATGGCATGGCGGGCAGTTCAGCCGCACGTATGAGGCATCATGCATCATTGGCCGCATATTTCAACCTGGTATGTCAGTTAAGCCAGATCCTGAATCATGTGAGCATGATGTATACCTGCAGCTGCAGGACATGGCCGAGGGGTATCATAGCAATGCTTATGCCGGATAACCATACTCGCAAACACGCGAGCGGAAGCGAGCAATGGGGCATTGCATTTGATTCCCCAATGGTGCAGCAGTGGGGCAAACTATGAACAATGACGAAAGACGCTCAGCCTACTACAAAAGGCTGGATAAGTTTATCATGACATACCCTGAAAAATGGGTTATGCTTAACGAGTGGCGCAAATACCGCGCCCTATTAACCAAGAGGGAAGAGAGATGTTTACCAAAGAAGACTTAGAAACGATTGCAGCCCAGCTGAGAGCATCAGCAAATGCCTCGCTTGCTAGATACCCGGACGGATCACCGCACACTGAAAAGCTGCTGAGAATCGCGAACAATTGCGACCGGGAAGCCAATCTGATAGAGCCGGTGGTTATGATGAGCGGTGATCAGCTGGCGGATTATACGGCTTTCTGTGACATGCGACTGCTTGAGGTCGATCGAAAAGAGGACCGGAAACGGTATCTTCTCCAGAGAGACGCTACGGCGTTGAAGCGGCACAATACCGCGCTGCAATATGATTACCCTGAAACTTATGCGAGGCTGAAATAATGGGCGGATTTAGAGAATTTGAATGGCACTTTCACAGTTCAGGTTACAATCCACCGGAGGATAGAGGGAGGTTGGATCTTGAGCGGGATATTGCGCTATCTTTGATTAAGAGGTACGGCAATGCCGGAGCGTTGGAGTCGGTTCTGAAAAGAGCGGATAGCGCCAAGAATCAGGAGCACCAGGATTACTGGTTTAACATCGCGGCAATAGTGGAGACAGAAAATGGATGAAGATTACATGCCACCGGCTCAGGTAGTGGTTACAGTAGAGGAGGAGTTTATTGTGCTCTCTTATGGTAATCACGGGATAGCATTCGAGACCGATGCGGCGTACGATTTAACGGTTGCTGAAGCCTTGTCAATGCTTTTTGAT